AAGCTTCCGCCACCGCCTCCGCCTCCAGCAGCATCACCACCTTCTTCTGGTGCACCGCCTCCGCCAGCTTTAGCAGCTTCAATGTCACCAAAAATATTATCAACTTCGTCAAACATTCTAGTATGTTTAATAACATTAGCAGTATTAGCCAATTCAGCAGCTGCTGCTTTCTCCATACGTTGTTCAAGTAAGTCTTGTTTGATTTCATCATCAGACCATCCTAAAATTTCTCTATGAGCACGTGTCCATGACATAGCACCAAATCCGTTACCAATATCAGACACAGCATCTTTAAGAGCTGTAATTTTAAGTTGTAAATGTTCAACGTTAAGCATCTCTGCTTGAGTTGATGGGTTATTAAGTGTTAATGAAAAATTATCCAATTCATCTTCAAAACCTAATATGTATAAGTGAATAATTGCAATCTTATTTAATTCTTGAATCATTGATTGTTGAATGCGATTAATAGTTCTAGAGAAACGAATATCTTGTAAAGCTAAGTTCTTACCTTCACCAGATGTTTCATCAAAACCTAAGAATGGTTTAGGTACACGTAATGCTGTAAATAAATTACCTCTTAAATATTCAATATCCGCAATTTGGTCCAAGTTAGATGCACCTGGCAACGTATCAATTGGGTTTGGTGCAGACTCATCCCTAACTGGAATAAAGAAATCTTGGTCATTAGATAACTGATTGTAACGTAAATCAATTTGACCAGTTTGTGGGTCAATGATTGGCATACGTTTAAACCTATCAGCAATTGCATTTACATATTGTTCAACATCAGCATCATCAATGTTACCAACATATATTTTGTAAACACGTCTTTCTGGAGCTCTAGTCACACGATATACAAGCATTGAATCCTCAGATAACAATAACTGTTTCCATACACGTCTAGCCTTCTCTAATACAGATGTACCATAAGGTAAACGTCTATCATCACCTAGTAATCTAAAATGTGCCATTTGCCATGAATTAAATTCAACATCACGACCTCTCCAATAAAATTTAACTTTGTCTGAAGCTTCATCTTCTGGTTTATTTTTTTCTCTACCAGTGATTAGGTCAAACAAACTACCTTCACGTCTTTCCATTTCATAGTTAGGCATTTGTTTTGCAGCAATAATACCATCTCTATCATTTATATTTAAAAATACAAAGTTATCACCATACTTACATGTGTTTCTAGTCCACATAGGTAATGATGTATGTATGTCTAATCGATTATAAAATAAATCTTCTAATATACCTTTAATTCGTTTGCTATCAGAATAAACATTCAACATTTTACCAACTCTGTTTACAGTAGTTGATTCTTCCATCATCACATCTAACGCTGCCGCAATAGCTGGATAAAACTCCATTGATTCAAAATCAGAGTACGAACCAATACGAGTTGTTTCATAGTTTATAGATTGTTGAAACATTCCATTCTCAACTTTTTTCCAAACTTGTCCTAAATATTTATTTTGTTGAGCTTGTAATTTTGTTGTTTCAAATTCCTCACGACTAGTTGTTTTTAATAACTCACTAGAACCAATGTTATATCTTTTAGTTGAGTCTTTTGGTTGCAACTTTACACCATCTGGACTAATAACTTGGTTTAGTTTTTGAAATATTGTTAAATTTTTATTTGCCATCTTTTCTTTTTCTTTAAATATACTTAAATCTTTAATAAATTAAATAGTTATTCCACATAATCGCAAGCTACATAAGCTTCACGTTTTATTGTCGAACCAACATATACATCTAAATAAGCATAAGTTGTAATCCAATCTTCACCATTAGAAAAAGGGATTGCGGTACAATAATTTTTATTTGCATTATCGTTATCTCGGTTATTTTTACCAGAACCAAAATCGTTAGGTAGTGGTGACCAACTGTAAATATAATTTGATAAATTCTTTCTAATAAATCTTGCTGCCATTGTTATAATTTTTATTTCATTTTACCGAATAACCATGCATATTCACCTTTAGGGTCTTGAACATTTTTATATGCTGCGTGATTAGGGTTTATTTTAGTTTCTGGTTTCTTTGTTTCTGGGTTTATTGTTGTTCTTGTTGGGGATGATTGAACATTACTAGAAGTTACCCAACTAGACAAAATTGCCTTTGTCTGTTTTTCTAATCTTTCTAAATTCTTAAATGAATGTTCCATAACCCACAAAGCCATTCCCAATGACATAAGTAAATCATCATGATAACCTTCCATATGGTCTGGTCTACCATTTTTATAGATAAATGTTTTCATTTCAGAAATAATTCGACTAGAACGTATCTTAACAGCATTGGTTCTTATCTTATATTCTAAATTTGAAATCATTGGCAGACGCACGTTTGTTGCATGGAAACCTGGTATTTTGTTTTGTTTGTTATATGATGTCAACTCTCTTTGTCTAGCAGATAATATTTTACCACTAGAATCATCATAATGCAATCTTTTGTATTCAAATTCCAATAGTTTCAATACCGTAGAAACACCCATACCACCAGTAACATCGACAACTGTATATGCTTTGTATAATTCACCGTATTCTTCAACTATTTGAGCCAATAAATCTGGTTGTATTTTACCTTGATATTCCATTACTTGTTCCATAGTTGTAAAATCTATGATAACAATAGTTGAGGAATCCTCCCCATCACCCCTAGAAACGTCCACACCCATAATATACTGATGGTCTTCTTGCGGTTCTTCCCACACCCATATCTCTTGTTCTAAACCACTAGTGAATTTAGGTATCATAACATTGTGTTTCTCATGGAATTCAATATACTCTTCATTGATTACGTTACCCCCAGAACCGATAAAAGATACGTCAAGCTCTTGTGCAATCATTTTAGCGTCATTGTTCATACCCCTACACATTTCTTCATACCATGAAGATGTAGGTTTCCAACCTTCAGCTATACGAGCGTTATAAGATGCAAATGTAAATTCATATTCTATTTCAGTGTCATCACCCTTATACCATCTTAAATCCTTATTATAACGTAAATCTTCATACCATTTCATTTCAATGATGTTGAAGTTGTTCTTTTTGTTTCTAGCTTGGTCGTAAGTTTTGTAATACAATGCATCCATACCATTAGGTGTGGAAATAAGTGTTGCTCTACCCCCAGTACCTAATGCTGTAAGTGCAGCACCAAATACTTCGGCACCATTATCAATATATGCGGCCTCATCCATGATTAAGAATGTAGGTGTAAAACCCCTTAATGCATCCTTTGATGTTGCTACCGCTTTTACACGACTACCATTAGGTAATTTGATTTCTTTTTTAGAATCCGTAAGGAATATAGATTTACCTTCGTTTTTAGCATTACCGTAATATTCATTACCCCAAACCCATCTAGGTAATTGACCTAAAAAGTCTTTAATTTTAGCTAAGAACTCGAAAGCTAATTCTTGCTTATTGGCAATGATTAGAATCGCTTCTGGGTTATCTGCGTCAGCAAAACCAACTTTTATTGACATATAAGCAGCAGTTGTTGTTGATACACCAGCTTGCCTTGGTTTAGTTACGATGTTGAATCTATTCTTTTCGTATGCGGATATAATTTCTTTTTGTCTAGGGAATAATCTGAAAGGTACGAAACCTTCTTGTGTTTTATCAAACGTCTCCAAATATGTTTCAATAGCATAAATTGGGTTAGTTAAACACCTAGCATATTCCTTAAATATTTCTTGTCTAGTTAACATAAAATTAATTCAATTTATTAATAAATATGTTCAAACTAAACAAAATCGTTTATTACAAATAAATAAGGGCCCTAAGTTAGGGCCCTTACTATTATTTTATGTTAGTTTAATTTAAAATAATTCACCAATATCAAACCCTTCATCAGTAAAACCATCACCATCGGAATCATCATTGTTAGAATCATTCATAAGGTCTTCAATATCAAACCCTTCATCATCGGAATAACCATCGGAATTTGCTTCGTTGTAACTATTAAGTTCGTTCATTGCATCTTCTTCTTGTAAACCATGTTTAACTTCATTTACAATATCAGTTATAATTTTTTTACCTTGTTTTGTGTTAGCCATTACTTCTTTCATTTTCATGTTAAACTCATCTACTGGTAACGCTGATAATTCACTAAACACATGGTGTTTTAAAGAGAAATCGTCAGCTTCAAATAAATTTGTAAAACGAGACCAAAGTGCTGGACCTAAACGCATATCCCATGGTTCAGCTGCTAAGAAATCTGCTTTATCAACAACAAACTTACCAATTTTTTTATCTTTTGGTAAACCATGTGCTGAAAGTATTTCCATAACACCTTTAACTAATTCATGGATAAGTACTGGAAAAACCATAGCTTGTGCTGTTATAACACATTTAGGATTTTTACTTGTAGGAAAATCAACTCTAACAACACCACCACTAACACCGTTTTCCATATTTGGTATTATGTAATACATGTAATCAGCGTTAGCCATTAGTTTTGAATATTTGTTAGGTAATTTAGGGTCCAAATCAGATAACTCATCATCAACCATGTGATACATGTGATTACATTTTTTAGCTGAACCTTGTATCATAGCGTTAAGAAATCTACGTTTATAAACTTCTTTATTAGCGTTAGTTAATTCATCATGATTCTCAAACTCAACTTCAGAAATAATAGGTCTAGGGTTTTTCTTAGTTCCCTCAATATTGATTTCAGTAGTTAACTCAGCGTTTATTTCAACAACATCTTCTGACATGTCAAATTCTTCTCTAATCATTTTAACTGCCAGTTCTTCTAATTTCTTTTTATGACTTTTCTCTAACTCAATAGTTTCCTTAACTAAAGGTAATGAATTTCTCATTACTTCTGCTTCGTTAACGTAGTCACACTCAAATACTCTTTTATATCTTTTAACTACTTCAGAAAATCTTTCACCCATTACTTTTTCTTCGAACGATGAATCATCACCTTCTGGCAACGCAGCATTATTACCTAAAGAATGGTTTCTTTTGATTAAATCTTCTTCTAATTTAGAATTCATTCTTTCAGAAATATTTTCTGGATAAACAACAGATTCATTCAATCTTTTTTCACCTTTCAATTGCTTACCTAATAATGACTTTTTAAGTGCTTCTTCTGCTATTTTTTTATAATTACTCATTTACTTATTTATTATAACTTTATTATTGTTCTGAACCTTCATCAGTTATTTGTTTTTTACCAAACACTTTACCTTCATAGAATTTTTTAAATTCTCTTAGATTCATATATTTTTCTTCTTCACTTAATCCGTTCTTAACTAATTCTTGGATTGTTTTGAATTTTTTAAAACTATTACTTTTTTCATTGACAACATAGTGTTTATATTCAGATAAACCCATTTCTTTTATCTCATCAATATCATCTTTAGCAACATGTTGAGTGTTTTCTTTCTCTAACATTTCTTTCATTGGTAATGCAACTTCTTTTTCAAAATGCTCAACTTCATAAATGTTTCTGTCCTCTAAACACATAACTGACAATACAACTTCTTTATTAGGTTTAACCCCTCTAACCATTCTGTAATTTTTATCACCAATAGCAAATGGTTGTGATATTTTACCAGTTTTATCATCAACTACATTTGATAAATATTTTATTGTTGCTTGGTCTTGTGGTTCAATAACAGCATCAATATCTTCTTCTTCATTGAATAATGAGTCTGGTGTTACTTGGATATCTACTTTTTTACCTTTTAAAGCGTCAACAGTTGATGCTAATTCATTTTTCGGTGTAAAAACAGTAGTACCATCATCTCCTAAAGCTTCTTGTAGTTTATTTTTGTTTTTCATGATTATGTTTATTATATTGTAATGTTAGGTCTTTTTCATAAAGTCTAGTTTCAACTTCACTTATTGGCTCACCAAATTTAAAACAAATTCGTTTTTCTGGGTAAGAATCATATGCATTGATGTTTTCCCATGCTAATGCTATAACACCATCTATGGCATCCCAAACAGCAAAAGTATCGCTATCTTG